TGTTGCAGGACTAGTAATAGTTGATAGATTAGCATTATAAGCTTGTACATCAGTTCCAATAGCTAGACCTAAATTAGTTCTTGCTGTTGCTGCATCAGTGACATCACTTAAATTATTTGTTGTTTCTAATTTATCATTATTTAAATTATTAAAGTTTGCATCACCATCAACCCATGATAAGGGAGAACCTTTCCCCGCTCGTGTTACAATTGTAGTCAAAGACTTCTCCTTTACGGTATTATATAATTATCCACAAAATATTGTTCATCTATATAAAAATTATATGGGACAACTACAAAGATTTCTTGTGGTATTGGTCTGCTAAATGGAACAGATATTTTGTCTTGTCTGGTCTTAACAAAATCTTGTGGATGACGTTGTTCATAACAATTAGGACATACTATAAAACCATCCCAACGTTGTTTTGCGGTAGTTGCTTTATATTTAATTGAGCAACTATCGCATATTAAATTCCAACTACCAGATATAAAACGATTCTTCACTAGAATTCCCAACCAGCATAATGATGAACAGCTGGTCCTGTTAATTGCACAGTAATAGTTTTATCATCAGTCATATCATGTATGATCTCACCATCTGTAGTCCATGTATCCGAAACAAGACAGTCAAATACATATTTCCCTGATACTGGTAAAAGATAATGATAACTAATATCTGGAATACTCTCTTCCACATCAGGAATATAAATAACCCGCCTCATTTTACTTTCTCCTTTTGTGGTTTAGATATTGGTTTGCCTTCTTTAATCAACTCTGCAGAAGTTTTTGTAGTTTCTCCAGGTTTGGTGAAAGTCACAGTACCATCAGCTTTTGCTTGTTTAAGTTTTTCTAGTACAGGAGGTTGGAGACTTACTGGAGTAGTATCATCAATCCAATAATCTATTTTAAGCTTAGTCCCATCCTTACCTTTAAAGATTGCTTTTTGTGGCACTGCACAATGATTCTGTAGTGTTGCTAGAATATTAATTTGGCTCATGTTGTCACCTGCTGCATCTGTGCGTCGGTTAGAGGGGTGTTCCAGATATGGACTTCGCCGATGTTGCCGGATAGTTGGCTAGCAGACGACTGGTTAACCCCGACAAATAGCGTGGGTGTGGCTCCCATCCCCCCATCAAATGCGCCCGACGCACCAAGCGTCCCATCTGCACATGCTCGTAAATCAGCACCCCATCTGGAAGCGCGTTTTCTTATGCCAGTATTGATAGACATACCAGTAGCAGAAATCGCAACAGATCCATCAAAACAACTGCCACCAGTTCGTGCAGTTGCAGAACTCCAATACATAATCTTAGCGTTTCCGCCGTCCCCGTTTAGCGCTAAGATCTCTCCATTCCCAACGGTACAATCCGACTTCACAGAACACAACGCCGTCCCCTGCGCCACATCGAACGCACTCGCGTAACTCAGCACATCCGCATTCCGAGTCACCGCCGCAGTAGTCGTCAGTATCGGACTCGTGCGCCATGCTCCGTTCTCGTCTTGGAAGCAATCCACGTCGATTACATCACCAGACGTGCCCATCTTCAAGCCGACAGTGGGATTAGCCCCTACATCAGAAACCACTTCTACAGGAACCCATGTATCTGTTACAAGTGACGAGGTAATGTCTGTCCAGTTTGTTCCACCATTCCTTGTGAGACTTACAGTCCCTGATCCAGAGATTCGCTTGATATAGACGTTTGTGGAACGAGTACCAGTCGGTGCTGTCAGGAGTTGCAGAAGTGTTGCGTCGTTTGCTGCGGCTGTTAGGCGACTTGCACTGTTGGCTACGTTGTCGAGGCCGGTGGTTGTGGTGACTTGGATGGCGGCTTCTTTGACGCTGACGTTATCAATAGTTCCCGCAAAAGCAGCATCGGCTCCAAAATAGAAAGTACTTGACCCACCTGCGGCTATAACGCACGTCGTATACGTCCCATTGGTTGTTGGGGAAATATACAAGTTTCCGGACGATCCGCCAACACGAATAAATAGGTTTCCGGCAGTCCTTGTAAGTGTGTACGTTATAACATAGGACTTACCACTTACTACGCTTATTGTCTGTGATAAATCAGAAGCAGCTCCTGCTGTTTTTGTCGCAACCCCCGATCCAATAGACCATCCACTCCCTTTTACCCATGTTGTATCTGAATCAAAACCCCCGTTAGTTATTAGTTCGTTTACACCACCGGAAGGTATCCACGGCTTAACTGTACCAAAAGCTGTCTGCCCTCTTTGATCTCTACCCCACAAGCAGTTATTCACCCGGCTCGGCTCAGCCAGATACTTTTTCAGCGTCGCAGCAGGAATCGCGCTGCCGTTTTTGTTGGTACTGAACCACTTACAGCCGTCTACGCCGGCACCGTGGTATGGAGCGGAGAGAACACCGACACTGACATATTCACTGGTGGTTTGGTCGGCTTGGCCGGAGACAAGTTCAGCTTGTGCTTTGCGTATTAATACTCCATCTGTCCCAGTTCCGATATAATTAACCAAACCTGACTTTGCTGTATTTATATGCAGCGCGGAAGAATCCTCGGTAGACGGAACAGTTACAATAACTTGACAGCCAAAATACCCGTTGTCCAACGGCGTCATGCTTGCTGAACCTGAATAAGCACCTATATTTGATCCGACTGTTCCATTTACCAGATCAAAAATAAATCTACCGAAGCCAGTTTCTACGTTATTAGGAACCCCTAACGCGGCCTGGGTTAGCTCACTTGCTTTGAGTTCAGCATATAGCACCCACGTACCTGTTGGTATTCCACCACCTTGGTAAATACGGTGAGTTCCGGCATCCACAGAATCAAGAAGTTTATTCCCTACGACAGTCGCTCGTGATTTAGTCCAGCTAGCATTAGTGAAGTCTTCGCTACTTCCAACGACTCTATTTCGCACCAACCTCGCGCCAGTAAACCTCGGGCACCCTGACGGAATATTGAGATTCAATTTCCCTTCACTATCAAAGTCCCACGCAACCGTAGCTCGCGTGAAGGTCGGCGTACTCGCCCCACGTGTCGGCACGAGCGTACTGGTGAGCGGAAGATAGAGATTGGAGTCCGTGATGCCTGGGAAGCTGCCATTTACGCCCAGAACATTTACCCCTGAGTTCATGATGGCGTTGACCGCAGAGGCTCCGACGTACGCTTTCTGGACTTGTGCAGCCCCGGCAAAAAGAGTCATACCGTTTACCCGACGATGATATAGAGCGTGTTGCTGTCTGGAGTCAGAGCGTTGTATTCAGCCTGGGTGAGCTTTACCAGTGTTGACGGAGATCCGCTCTGCACTTGAACGACTGTCTTGTCAGGATACCTGATAGCCACCAGGCGATGCTCCTCTACGTGCTCGTCAATATTCAACATGCCCATGCTATTACCTCTCAAATATATCCATTATTGACGATGCACTTCGCCGGCTTGCTTCGCCTGTTTCGATGCGTCAGAGCATTCGGCCGCTCGCCAAACGACTGCACAAACCGCGCCTCGTACCGCTGCGCCGCCTGTTCGTCGAACAGTTCCGAGTCGGGCAGCAGATAGCACCGGCTGATTGCCCAATCCGCCATTTGCACGTGATAGACCGGCCTGATCTGCGGCTCGTCAGCGTCGGCTACCATGTCATCCGGAAGAAGGTAACACCGCAGCGTCAGCGTGTCGTCGGCGGTCGGCAGCTTGGCGAGTTCAAGGTGAGTTTCCGTCAGGGTCCATGCGTCACAGAACTGGTTTCCGGCGCTTGTGCTGATGCCGATCACATCAATGACCTCCGGAGCCAGCTTGTATCGCAGGTCGGTCGTCGTAACGTCGAGGTCAACGTCGTCTTCGATCAGCAGCGCCCTGACGCACGCCTCGCGTTGAGCTTCATTCAGGTTTGCGTCAATCTCGTCGTCGTCAATGAGCGGCGGGGTGCCGGTATCGCGCATCCGCCGCCTGACCAGCGACCTAAGTTCTTGCAGCGTCATTGCTGAGTGCCTGCCATGCGATCGTGGCGTCTTCTGCCGTGACGTTCAGTCCAACGATCTTGGCCAGCTTGCGGCGATCTGGGAAGCCGGCGGCAGTGAAGTCGCCCGGGTCGTTGCGCTCCAGCATGACCTTGATGCCGTCCTGGATCAGATCCTGGTGCGACTTGGTTGGAGTTTGCGCAGGCGCTGCGATGAACTCGTCGGCGTCAGCGTCAGCAGGCACGGCTCCAGCCGCGAAAGCCGACTGGACGAACATCTGCGGAACATCGGCGCCTTCCGGCCCGAGAACCATGCAGTGACCGCTTCCTGCTGCATCGCCAAACGAGATGGGATGGTTTGTTGGTGACTTCAAGCGCATCGCGTGTCCTTGTTAAACGAGGGGAGTTACCCCCTCGCTTGTGGTTAGTAGTCGTACGTGGAATCGGCGCGGCCAGGCGTGACGTAATCGACACGAAGCTGCACCTGTCCGGTGGTGGGAACGGCGCCAACTCCAGTCCAACGAACGGTGATCGCCGCATTGGCGTGGATATAGCCAGTCGGCACCAGAGCAACGATGCCGGTCGCGGTCTTCACGTCGGTTGCGCCGAGATACCGTGTTGCAGATCCCGAGTCGCCGACCGACAGCGTGTCGGAGGTTCCCGAGTTGAACACAGTCCGCTTGACGATCGCTCCGCTGACAACGATCGCGCCTTGCGGGATGTCGATTGCGGCAACATCGGTTCCAGAAGTTCCGGCCAGGTCGCCGAAGTTGATCGTGACCAGCTTGGAAAGTACTTCCTGGACACTTGAGTCTTTTGTGATAGCCATGATGGTTTTCCTTTAATTGGCAGCTGGTTACAGGTAGTAGTCCATGCAGATGCAGCCGAAGTCCTGAACGGTGCTGCCGTCCATCGGGGACATAAACTTGGGCTTCAGGATGCCGGAGTACTGCGAGTAGGTGACGGCGTTCTTGGCGCCCGAGTCGAAGGTCTCTTCGTGCCAGTCGCCCGCTCCCCAGATGTCGGCCATGAGCATCGCCTGCTGACCAAGAAGGAGGCTGCGCGTGCCGTCGACGTTGCTGCCGGCTCCCCACTTGGAGCCCGCTCCGGCCCCTGAAGTGTTGTAGACCTTGTTGCTGGTGTGGAACAGGATGCCATCGACCGTGAATCCGGATGCGCCCGTGAAAATCGGGTTTTTCATGCCGCGATCGGCCGCATTGACCAGCACGTCTCGGAAGTCCGCATCCTTCTTATATCGCGCGAAGGTCTTCGGATGCACGACGTGGACATACACTTCCTGCCCGTTGATCATCAGCGGCTTGACTCCGCGCGTCTTTGCCTCGGCGCACAGATCCACCAGGGCGCCATACTTTGGCACGTAGGCGGCAGCGATCGCGCCCGTGTTGCCGGCGATCAGATTGGTGCCGTCAAAGGTGAAATGGCGCTTGCTGGTCGGCGAGGCGGCGACATCGGCAGCGTATTCGAGCTGCAGCAGCGAGTCCTCGGCGCCGAGCGTGCGGGTCGATCCGTCGGTGTTGTAGGTGAAGCTGATGTTGCTCGCTGCCAGGAACATCATGTCGTCGTTGATCTGGGCCTTCCAGTCGGCCAGCGAGTCCTTGGCTTCGGTGCGGAAATCATAGACGGCCTGCTGGTCATCGACTCGGCCCTTGCTGCAAACCGACTTGCGGAGCTGGTCCGTATGAACTTCGACCCAATAGGTCTCGATGGCTTCGCGACGGCCGTCGATGTCGTTGTCTCCGACGATGCCCGACGCCTTCAGGTTGGCTTTCAGGCCGATCATGGCGCGGTCGCCCTTTTCGGTCTTCTTCAGCTCGGTGATGCGGTGGACGATGCTGTTGGCGGTCGTCCCGGTGAACCGTTCCCAGAATGATTGCTGGCGGAAAGCCTTGATGGTTTCCGATACCCAGGCGCGCTTGAAATTGACGGCGTTCTGGCTGGCGCCGAATGCTGTAAATGGCATGATATGGCCTCGCGTAAGTAGTGAAATTGACTATTTCGCTGGCTTACGGGCCAAGCAACCGGACACGATTTGCCGCTTCGTGACCTAGCTGGTTCGATCTTTTACGCTGTTCGGAAGCGGCCTTGATTTCCGCCCTGGCGAGGGCTGGCGCTGCTGACTATGATATACCACACAGCCAGCAGAGATGCAACACAGTTGCGTTTACTGCAGGAAGCGCATCCTCTCCGACTCTGAAGCGCGCTCCCACTTGTCCTGATTGCCGAGGATTTCTTTCGACACCGGGATAGCCCTCGTGCCGACGCCATCATCAACGCGCGGCGGCTGCAAGACGGCAGTTTCGGCTGCCAAGCGCATCGCCTTCTGCTTGCGCGTGTCGATTGGCGGCTCTTCCTCTGCTGCCGGCGACCGATGGTAGTACGGCCCCACCTTGTTGACCGCCATGGCCAGAGCATTGGCCTTGGAATGGCCTTGCGCCTCGTACATCCCGCGCCACGACAACACTTCAGCAATGGCGGATTCGTTCATGCTATTGGATGCGCTATCGAGGAACGGGTAGACGGTGATGGCCTGCTTGACAACTTGCTGAAACTGCGCCTCGGCCGCCCGCTCTTCGAGCTGCCTGGAAACAACGGCGGCGCTCGTCGCCTCAGCCCTTGCGTACAGGTCAGAATTGATCCGGGAGCGAATCTTCTTCGCCTCTTCCTTGTCTCCGGCCATGATCGCCTCGTAATACTGGTCTTCGAGGTCATCCACATCGACGCCTGCCGGAGCCTGGTCTTGCTTGGCGGCCAGATCGGCCCGGAGTTGTTCTGCTTCTTCCCGCGCCGCGTGCAGCTTGGCGTTGACTTCATCGAAGCGAGCGCGCGGGATTACAGGATCTCGCTTTGGCGGGGCTGGCTCTTCCTGCCGTTCTTCTTTCGCTTCATTTTCCTGCCCGGGCTCGATCTTTTCTTCCTCGCTCCCACCAAGAAGCTCAAGGTCGGCCGGCGTGTCGATGTCGAATTCTGTGGTCATGCGTTATTTCCTTTGTTGTGTATAAGCTCTGCTTGCTTGATGTCGTAGTCTTGATTTGCCTGCCACTCCTCGTTTCTTCTTTTGGCAACCTCAAGACGACCTTCAAGGTGCTTGCGTGAAACGATTTCTTCGGCGGTTTCTGCTACCCAATGAAAACTTCTGAACGCATCCAGAGAGATTCTGCTTAGCGCCTCGTCAATTTCAGCCCTGTCAGAAAGGCATAGCACGCCAAACATCTGTGTTTTCGTCCGAATGATGCGTCCGTCGCTTAGCTCAATGTCAAAAAACCTTCTGTTTCCGGCGTACTGCGCTCTGACGGCATCTTCCATGCTTCCGACAACACGGTTTCGCTTGACAATCGACAGGTCGTTGCAGATCCACAACGGTACAGCTTGTGACTTTCTGTGTCCTGTGTGGCATCTCGGCGCAAGATTCAAGGCGCCACCCCCGCTTCAATGCCGTCATTCATCCCGGCGTCCGGGTTCGGCGGAAAGTTCGGGCTCGTGTTCTCCGGCAACCCTTCGATGCCTTGCGCGCCCGCTGGCGCCGATGGGATGGCGGGCGATGCGTTGGCATCAACGAAGCCTGCCGACAACAGCATGGCATCGGCCATCGGCGCAATGCTCGGCATGAGAGCGATCTGGTTCGCCGCGGACGTGGCGCTGAACATGCCCTCAACGTTCTTGGTCGTCGTCTCGGCCTTGGTTTTGAGCGTCTGAGCCTTGAGCAATTCGGCTTTTGCCTCCATCAGTGGATCAGGCGGTGGCGCGCCGGCCCCTTGCATCTGCTCGATGATCTCAGCCTTGTCGCTCAGGTTGCTCTTGCGCACCACCGACGTGTCAGGTATGGCAATGCCCGTCTTGCGCATTTCGAGCGCTTGCGTGAATTGGCTGTTCTCGAACGTCACCTGCATCGGCTGTTCGGTCACAGCCGTCTCATACTCGCCGCTGGTCATGTCGTTGAGGTACAAGCCTGTCGACGGGTCAAACTGGTTGATTGTCAGCCTGTCCTCGTCCTCTTTGCCTGTCAGCGGGTCGGTTTTGGTGATCTGGTATGTGCGTTCGGCCGTGTAGTATTTGCCGATCGCGTAATCGATCCAGTCCGCCAAAAGGTTGCGCGTGCGAGCCAGGTTGTCGAGCGGCACGGCCAGTTGCTGCTGCGCGGCGTGCTGTCGGCTCTGAATGGCAATTCCCGGTTCGTCGCCTTCGCCGATGCCGCGCATGGCTGGCGGCACCGTGACCTCGCCGAGCGTCGACGCTGCGATCTGTATCAGCCGGTCAATGCCCGGGGGCATTTGGTTTGCCTGAATCTTCTGCAGCGGCTGCGTCCCGGCCTTGCGCTCGATGTACAGGCCAGTCATCGCCCCCTGTTCTTGGAGCTGCTGCGGAGACATGTTGGTGAGTTGGCCCTGCTCGCCCTGCCAGCCAGAGTTCGCCGTGGTGTTGACGATGTGGATAGCCTGGCTGAGCGCTTTGTCCAGAATGCGCTGCGGCCCGACGGCGTTGTCGACCATGCCGCGCGTCCTTCCGCGACGGAAATAAGGGAAAAACGGCACGACGGTGAAGCGGTCGTAGGGGCTCCACCCGTCATGCAGCGTCGCGTCGCGCGTCGAGACAGACCAGCGCACTCGCTTTGTCCGTTTGCGCGTGATGATTGCCCCGGCCTGGCGCATCTGCTCCAGAACCTCTGGCGCCTCATCGCCGTTGAGCTGCCTGATGTCTCCACCCGGAAACAGCGCCACCGGCATTACAGAGCGCACCCACCGCTGGCGGTCGATGATGCGCAGGCGTTTGACATCGCTGCCGGCGTACTCGCTGCCGCCCGTCTGGCCACTTTCAAGAGCAAATTTTGCCCGCTCTTCGCCGTCCAGATCATCCTCGCCGAAATCACGGTCGCCAGTGTAGGCGCAGGACTCTTCGGCCATCCGGCGAGCCTTCGGGCCGTACAGCCCTTCGATCTCGTCCAGCGACATCCATTTGCCAACGCACACATCGGCCCATCCTTTCGGGTCATACGATTTGCCGTCAGGGTCAGGTATCACATCCATCGGGTCGAGGACCGAGACTGACAACTCGCCGCCCTCGTTGTCGTCGAAGTTCATTCGAGCGTCGTAGAACCCGCGCTGCTGGATCATCCCGTCCTGGAAGACCTCGGTTTCCAGCCAATGCAGTTTGTTGTTGTTGGCGATCTGCATCGCCACCTTGCTGCGCGACTCGGCCAGTTCTTTCGTCGCTGCGCCGGCCCGCGGTCTGAATGAAATGTCCATCCGGTTCGCGATCTGATACCCGAAAGCCGAGTTGAGCGCCGGCAGCACCTGATTGGCCTCGTATGCCGGTCGCCGCTGCTCTTCGAGCACGTCCAGGTCAGCCGCGGACCAGTGCCCGCCAGGCTGCAGCTTGCCGTCGCCGCCGTACTGGCCGCCCAGGTAGTAGCCCTCAAGGAAGCGCGCAGACTCGGTGTATGCCCGGTGGCCACGCTCCAGCCCGTACTGGAACCGCCGCCAGTTGTCCGCCGCTACTTCGTCAGGACCTTTGCCCGTCTCGCCGTTTGTTTCGTTCATGTCATGCTGCCTGTGAGGATGCCGCGTTCATGCGCTGCAATCGGGCGCGCCGGCCTTTTGGTTGCCGATCGGTAACGCATGGCGATACAGCGAAGGTCATCGCCAGCGCATCGCCGCAGTCGGGCGACTGCAGCCCGCGCTTCTTCATGTCTTCCTTCTTTTCGAGCTGGATCTGGTTGCTGGCCGTGAATCCGTATTCAGGCCCGATCAGGTCGTCTTTCAGTTCGCGGTCATCTGGTATTTCCATGCCGGCGTGCAGGGCCTCGCGCATCAACCCCCAGCACTCGGCGCGCTTGTTGAAATAGACGATGGGATCAAGCGGGCGGCTTCCGCCGTTCAGCTCCGTGACCAGATGCGCGTATCCGAGCTGGCTAACCCTGTCCACAACACCAGCGCCAACGCCAACGCCATCAATGACCACGGCAGCCGGTCGCCAGCGATTGATCTCTTCCACCACGCGCCCTGAGAAGCCCATCGTGTCGAGGCCTTTGCACTTGACCAGCGGGAATGCTTTGCGCCCCTGCTTGACGCAGATCACGCTGGAGTCGTCGCCGAACCGAGCAACGTCGACGCCCATCACAATTGGGAAATCCTCGTGCCCAAACGCCTTGTATGCGACGCAATTGTCGACGTCCTCGCCGCTGATGAACTGGTTGGAGCCCGCCCTTGGGAACTCGCCTCGAACACGGATACGAACAAAGTCCGAGTCCTCGCCGTAGTCGTCAATCCACTTCTGCACCTGGGCCATGTCGACCATGCGCGCGGTGCGGCTGTCAATCTGGCGCGTCTTCCAGCGGTGCCTGAACTTGCCGAAACACTCTCGGAAGGCCCCGGTGTTGCGGGTAGGGTTGCCAAACGCCACCCACTTAGCGCCGGCAGTCGTCATCACGCCCTCAACAACGTCCCAGATCGATTGGGCAATGTTGGAGGCCTCATCGAACAGCACCAGAACGTTTTCCTCGTGCGTTCCGGCGAAAGCCTCCGCGTTGTGCTCTGTCCAGGGAATTGCCGACGCGAACCAGGTATCTGCCGACGCCCTGAGCGCGAACCTCGTCGCCGACTGCTCGAACAGGCGCGCATTGCTGGCCTGCTTGTTCCACTTCGCCAGCTCGCGCCACGTCTTGCTGTCTAGCTGATTTTTGGTGTTCGCAGTGACGACAATCTGAGGGTCTGTCTTGGTTGAAATGAACCAATGGATGATCCACGCTATCAAGGCAGTTTTTCCAATTCCATGCCCGCTTGCGACCGCTACGCGCTGATTTCCGACAATATCCGTCATTGTCTCGGCCTGCCACGCGTCAGGCTCTGCGCCGATCACGTCGAGCACATATCCAACGGGGTCCGAGTAGTACTTCTCGGCAATATCGGCCGCGTCTTTCGCGTCATCCATTCGACGCTGACCTTTGCGCTATCCTTGCCCGGATGGCATCAGCGATGCTGACGGTGGCTGTGATGTCCAGTTTGTCGTTCCACATTTTCAGGTGCCGGCCCTGAAGCTCGCAAGCTTTGAGCGCTGCGGCGTGATTGACCATCGCCTCGTCGCCGCCTTTGTCGATCTTGCTTTTCATGGCGTCCTGCTTGATCAGCTCGATGTCGTTGAGCACCTTGTCTTGCGTTATTCCTGTTCTAGCTGCCCGTTTTTGCATCGCTTCCATGATAGCGTCCTGGATGTCAGGTTTTGTCAGCAGCTCGCACGATATGGCCCTGGCCGTGCTTTCGCTGTACCCCGAACGGATAGCCGCCTGAGTGGCGTTCAGATCTATCAGGTATTCGGCAACGAAAGCTGCCTGTTTCGGGCGCAATGCCAAAGCTGGTCCTCATTTTTCATGGCTTGCCGGCGATGCTGCCATGCTTGGCGGAACTTGCGTAATGCCCGCAAAAACCTCTTGACTTCCTTTGGTTATCCTGTACAATGTAGTCATTCGATCAACAAACGTAGGAGGAACCGCCATGATCACAGTCTTTCAAACCCGCTGCTGGCTTACCGATGTCTTGCTTCCTAGCCCAAAGTACATCGGAAGCTTCTTCAGCGTCGAGTCTGCTGAAGACAAGCTCGGGTCGTTTTTTCTTCGCAACTGCTGCGAAGTCCAAGACTTCTGATCAACAAACACAGGAAAAACACCATGACCACGCTCAACACCATCGAAGAAGACGCCATCATCAAAAGCGCCTTAGAAATCCTTGACCGTCGCCTGCGCCAGCCTGGCGAGACTTTCGACTCGCCGGCAAAAATCCGCCAGTTCCTTCGCCTTCTCCTCGCGGAGCGTGAGCACGAGGTATTCCTGATCATCCTGATGGACTCGCAAAACCGCATGATCCACAGCGAAGAGCTGTTCCGCGGCACGCTGACGCAAACCAGCGTCTACCCGCGCGAAGTTGTGAAACTCTCGCTACAACACAACGCTGGCGCGGTCGTCTTTTGCCACAACCACCCGTCAGGAATGGCTGAACCGTCGCACGCTGACAAGATGCTCACAGACACCCTAAAAAGCGCCCTGGCTCTTATCGATGTCAAGGTTCTAGACCACTTCATCGTCGCCGGTCGCGATGTTCTTTCGTTCGCTGAGCGCGGGCTTATCTGACATGAACAATGATCAAACAACCCCGCAAGAAGTTCAGATCTCCATCGGCCGCCTGTTTATGATGCTTTCCAGGCCTGAGCAACCAGGCGACATCGAAACTTTCCACAAAATACGCGCTATCGTTTTGGACTCTGCTGAACATCAACCAGACTACCGTCCAAACTACGTCGCTCAGCGGATGGCAGGCGCACAAGGAGATTTTTCATGACCACCACCAAACGCGGAGGCTACAGAATAGGCTCCGGCTCCAAGCCACATCCACCTGAACAAGTCGCCTCGGTCCGTATCGTCGCCAACGTCACGCCGGCCGAGGCGGCAGAGTGGGCCAGGCGCGGGAGAACAGCCTGGCTGCGGGCTGAGCTTCGCAAGCTTGCAGTTCCTGACAACCAGTAACCAACGGCCCACAATGGGCTGTCTGAACAAGGAGATCGAAATGAGAGTGAATATCCTGTGCGCCGGCAAAGTGCTTGGCGTAGCCATCAAAACCGAGTGCGGCGTTGCATACGCAGACCGTCCGTTTGGTACGTTTGCAACGGACACGCTGGCCAGCCTGGCCGAAACAGAGGAGCACTGCGCCGAATTCAACGCCCTCGGATACGGGCAGCCGATCTACGCCAAGCCAGCAGCGGATTGCAGGTACAACGAGCCGGTTCGATGACTGGCCACGCATGAGCACAGCCGCCTCCGGGCGGCTTTTTCACGTCTTCGACCGATACCTAAGGTAACGAGAATTCCGCACCACATCCGGCACAGTCTCAATCAGCCCGATCCTCCGCAAGAAAATCAACGCCCAAGACACAGCCGCCCGGCTTCTCTGCGTCTGCGCCCTGATCTCGCAAGCCATCCGATACCCACCCGTCTCCCGTAGGTACTTCAGCACGGCCAGACTACTGCCATAGTCCCTCGGAACACCTGGCATACGATGATTTCTCGCTGGCTTTTTCTCGCCAGACAATCGCGCGACGGACACGAGCTGCGCCTGGAAGCTGAAAATGCTACTGCTTTGATTCGTCATCCGAGCCTCTCAAAACCATTTCCATCGCCACCCGTTCCGCCTCCTCGCGCGTCATCCCCGCGCAGAACTCCAGGATGCCGGCCCGCTCTTCGTATGCCTCGCGCTGGTCCTCAGTCACAGCAGCGCCTCCTGAACCTGCTTCGTCTGCACATGCGGCACATGCGGCGCTTGGCAGTATGCGTTTTCGATGCGTTCGCAAGCGATGTCAAAGTACTTGAGTTCGCGCTCTATGCCGACGCACGCAAACCATTCCTTTATCGCTGCAATTGCTGTCGATCCTGATCCAAGAAACGGATCAAGGACTACCCCACCGGAAGGAGTAACGAGCCGGCAAAGGTAGCGCATAAGCGCCAATGGCTTAACCGTTGGGTGTATGTTTCCTTCTCCGCGCTCTGACTTGCTTGCCTTCGCGCAGTAGAAGAATCTGGCAGCGCTGCCGGTGTCGCCTCGTGGATAGAACGCCCTACGAGGCCCATAATCGCCATAAGCGTTAATGCTCAACTTATCGCCGTTTTGCGGACCAAGCGCGCCTTGCTGACCGCTTGATTGAGGAAACACATCAAAAACGTCGTCGCTGCCGTCGTGGATTAGGTTAGCGGGCCATCTGCCGGAGTCGCTGCCAGTCTGGTATTTGTCGGATAAGTTTCCTCCGCAGAAGCCCATCTCAGCAGTGTTATCTCTGCGCGTACTATCGCCAGATTCAACCCGGCTCGCGTCCACATTGATCGCCCCAGTTCCGTGCTCAAGCACATTTGCAGCGACGGTTCCAATCAGCGGCTTGCGTGCGACTGTAATCGGTTCGAGCGCTGGCTTTAGGGCGGTGCCCCAGCCTTGCCATTGGCGGGCGGATTCGGTTGCCGGGTCGTCGTATCGCGTACTTGCATCGCACTCGCGCAAACCAGCTCCCATTGGCGCCATGGCTCGCGGTGTTGGTCTCCTTGGCTCCTTTCCTGTTGGCTCTCGCGTCGCACCAGCCGCCTTATCAATCGCCTTCGACACGTCAAGCGACTTCGGGAACCCAGACCCATATACCCAGGCGATCATGTCTCGTATTTCAAATCCTCCGTCCTCGATTGCGGTGGCCATGCGATGCTGAGTGCGCGTGCCGGCGAACGCCAACAGATGCCCTCCAGGCTTCAACACGCGCAAACATTCCGCCCACAATTCTGCGCTCGGAACGGCACTATCCCATTTGTGCCCCATGAATCCTCCGCCGCCGTTTCCAACTCCGATGCGCGACCTTCCGGCAGGAGAATTCAAATTCACAGACGCCAATCCAGTGCCGCCTTTCTTGTTCTGAGTTAGCCCGTATGGAGGATCGGTTACGATTGAGTCGACGCTGTTCTCCGGCATGGCTCGCATGACTGACAGGCAATCACCAAAAATAAGCCGGCAGTCCCCGATGATCAATTCTTCACTCACCCTTGTACCCCCTACACCGCTGCAAAACCTCCGGCAACCCAGGCCGATGCCCGACCACGGCAGACACGACGCCACCGGGCCGAGCGACTGAGCAAACAACGCCTCTCAGGTTTGCACACTGCTCGCAGGTGCGGCGATCGTCTGCGCCTGAATGGGTAGGTAGCTTCGTGGTCATTTGGACGCCTCGCACCGCTTGCAGCGCGGAGTGTGATGGTCAGCGACAGACACAGTGCGCCATCCGCTCGACAGCCCACAACGCGAGCCCATGAGCCCGCCAGGACGAGAAGCTCGCCACAAATGGGCAAGCCTTGAGGTCGGCATCGATTCAGCCTTTCCCCACCAAAAGCCGGAAGTGTCGGCCTGAAAGTCTGCGCGCTTCATTCCTCGCGCCCCAATGCCGACATGCAGAGCCGCTTGGTCTGCTCGAAGTCAAACGACTCCGGGAAGCTCGCCCAGGTGTGGATCACTTTCAGAGCCGATTCCATGCTCTTCGTCCGACTGTCGATCCATGTAATGTCAGCCTGGCTTTCAATTTCCATCGCCGCCCGAATCTCAGCCACAGCCGCCTCAAGGTTTGATATGCGCTTGCTATCTGCCGTCTGTGCGCATCCGCTATTTCGCTCCGATCCGTAAAGCAATCCGGCCGTAAAAGCCGCCTCTGCCATCGCAGCCCACTGAACCTGCTCTGGGATAGTCATCTTCCAATATCCGGCCGGAATCGGAAGAGTTCCCCACAGTTCCTCGAATGTCATCGTCCCCGCTCCATCTCCATCGCCACGCAAATCGAACACCTTGTCGCCCTATCATCCGCAGTTGTCAGCGACTTGGTCGGCACAATCAGCCAGCACAAGCTGACCGAATGATCCTCAAGGCACTTGCTCGTGCGCCAGTTGTGCGCCTCTCTGGTTTCCTTCCAGCGGTCGCTGGTTTGCCATGCGGAGAATCTCATGCTTCTTCCACGAGCCAAACAGGCCACCACCGATCGCCGACGAACAGCCGGTCGTCACGGATTGCGCCGACTGGCAGCAGTTCCGGCCGGCCGATGATGCGGACGTATTGGCCGAGGATGAATTGACTGGTTGCAATCTGCATATTCCGCCTTCCTGTCTAGGTATACCCAAAGCATCAATTGCCCGATGGTGAGGCCCTGAGCGAAAGGCGAACCCATCCCAAAGGAATGGCGTTTACCTTACGAGATTGCCCGACGGAGCCGGCCCCTCGCTGCGGCGATTCCAGACTTTATGCCTCATTTGCTGCCTGCTGCTTTGCAGGCTTGAGACTGGCTACAGTCCGCAAAATCCGACTTCCCGACGCGCTCTGAAATCCACCCACGCTGCCACCCGTCGCTTTCTTGTGGCCCTTCCAGCGCCGCCGTTCAGCGGTTACCCCTCACTACTCGGCGCCGTTTGCTGCTTCAAATCTTTGCCAGTTCCTTCCGCAATTCCTGAGCGAATCGAAATGTCCCGAGGCGTCTATGCCAGTCGTTTGCATCCTCGCCCTGCATGTCGCTCATTATCCAACGCCGGCCGCATAGCTCTGCAGCCTTCAACCCGGCCCCGCTCAAATCGTTGTCCGCGATCACAATCCCGCCCTCGCAATTGCCGGCGAGCTTGGCAAGGTTGTGCGCCGAAAAGCAGACATGCACCCGGTATCGCATCTTCAGCGCCGACAGTGCAGCGCGGACACTCAACCCGGTCGCGTACCCCTCGCAGAAGAAATCGCGCCCCTTGTTGTCGATCACGTATTCCGCGCCGCTGCACTGCTGGCCGAAGA